CTATATCGCAATAACTAAAAAACAATTTAGCCCGCCGCTCTCACAAAATCCATAATAAACGCTCTGGCCTACAATTCAATATACTTCAGAAATAGTTGCACTTAATTAATAACACAAAACTAGACTTTCTTACCTCTTATTCGTAGAACAAATGATCGACACAAGACTTTATTCAATAAACAAACAAATCGTTAATTCTTTATCCATAACTGGGTGGTATTGGGTTAGAGTTACCACACACTCTTTTTCACATCAGTCCCGTGAAATAGGACCTACAAGTTATACTCATGTAGCGAGTCTTCCATCACTTAACTCATGATGGGTACGGTCGCAAATCTCATTCCTCCAAGAACAACATTAGACAAAACTGTCGTAGTTGAGTTCTTAATAGGCATAAAGACGCAACGACCGGGTGGTCGAAATATTCCTAAACGTCCATCGTCTCCTAATGCTTCATAGATGTAAAAGTCGAAAGATGTAGTCTTCTGAACCGAGACAAATCCGCACGTCCCATAACGCCTCGAGACTTCATCACTAGCTCCAAAATTAATATAATTATTAGATAAAAAATTAAAATGGGTGTTGAAGGGAATCGAAACATTAACCTGTGACTGGTATGGTAGTTTCGCCGCTACTTCCGTTGGTAAGGGAGCAAGGCTGGTCCAAGTATTATAACGATTAGGTGCAAATTGCGCAGATATTCCACTGACTTCTGGAATTAATCCATCAACAGTGTTAGCGCTCTGATCTGAAACTAATGTTGGGGTGTAATACACCTGCATCGTTTCATCATTGGCACAAACTAATCGAAAACTCATATGACCTGCCCAAGCAGCAAAATACTTGGCCATTCTCATTCTGGGTTCAACTGGTATAATGATCTGAACTGCATTGTTATCACTTGGTGTTCCTTCAGTCACTCTACTTATTACTAAGTTGAGTGGTTTCCATGATCTCCTTGTGAAGCGACGAGCCAAATCATGGACATCATCAATTAAATATTCGAATTTATGTCCAATGTCCAGCCTACACATTCTTCCTGGTTGTAAAACAGTCTCGGTATTTCCTACTGTAACACTATTACTCTCTGACTCTTCCTCTATAGATGTACCCTGAATTTCTTCTATGGGTCCTTGAGCTACGAAGGTACCGCCAGTTGTTATGGCGTTAGTAGCTTGAGATCGTAAATTAGCTACGGTATCAAATCCGGTAACTACAGTGGCAACAGGCCTTGCTTCATAAAGCTTAGGTTTTAAAAACCTAACTGCAACCATAACCTCACATATATCAACCACCACGGCGTTGTTAGCCTGTAATCTATTAGCAACTGTCAACATCAATGTTCCAAGGGAATAATTTTGAACTAAGTCAGTGGAAGCTCCACCTTCATAAGTTCTCAAAAATTCCGTTCCTGCACTAAAAGGCACCACTACCTTTTGGGTCATGTTTTCAGCACTAAACTCAATAGAACTAGAAATGTAAACATTTCTGTCAGCAGGAAGCATCGACGGCGCTCCATACGCCACAGACACTATTGCTCTAGCAGATTGATATTGCGTCTTCACCATCATAAACTCAAATTCTATGTCAGCTCTCCAAAACAAAAACTCATTTAAGAAAGCCACATTCCAGGGAATCTCCGCTCCATAAGCAGCCCCAAGAATTGAATTTAACTCTACCTCGTATAACGAAGCTCCTTCAGCATCATCAGTGTTCCAAAAAAATGAATTCACGAACGCCTGCTTACCTAACATATATGCAACCTTCGATTCTTGCGCATCAAAAGCTCCCATATGTTCTCTGTGCATCTGTTCTGGATGCAATTGCATTGCTAAGCAACCCATAACTCCATTGGATTTGCTCATCCCAGATAATTGAGAATACACAGGTATGCCCCCCGAAGCCATCGGCGGGTTGTCCATAGGTATTGTAGCGTCCACTTTCGCATCTACCTTTGTCGTATCTGTCTGATTGGTGGTCGGTGTCGTTTGAATTGGTATATTTCCAACAGTATGATCAATAGTATAATTCGTCGTTGTTGATGACGAGTTACCTTGAGCAATAAACTCTGGACCCTTGGTCTCTCTAGAAAAGAAAGCTAACTTATCGTCGCTCACTTTAAAAAACTCATCGGCTCGCACAGTGTGTTGGATTTCAGTACCATCCAAATATGTTGCAACTGGTATTGGTCGTGGGATTGTAAACTTCGCCATAGGAAATCTAGTATAAACAGTTATAGTAACTGGTTGTGTTGTGGGATTGGCTAACGCCGATATCACCTGCAACACTACTGTACCAAACTGTTCAGTTCCTAGAGAACCCGCGAATGTATTCATCGCTGATCTAAAGAACTGATAATCAATTCTTAATACTCCTGTCGTCTGTTTGTTCGGTTGTAATAACACGTGCTTATAAGAAATTGCATTCTTAAAACTTGGTAACCTTTGTACTCCTGAGATCTTAACTAAAGGAACAAAATAAGCACAGATCAATCCTTGGCAAAAAGGATTTCCATTCACCTGGAACATTATTTCTAAGTCCGTCGTGAAGAAAATATGCCGTTGAAATGGCATATTCTGCAAATTATTCTGATTTCCTAAAGCTAGAATATCAAAAGGCACGTTGTCATACAACAAAATCGATTGACCCTGGTTCTGTCCGGGGTTCCACTCTCTAAAGTCCCTAATCATAAATCCATGTGTTCCAGTCTCCAGTGTGTGTTGATGTTGGTTGATAGCCTTCTTAGCTAAGCCCGATAAATCAGGATCAGCCGCCGGTGCAGATTCAACAGAATTCTCTGCTATCGCCGAAAAGATCTTATCCCCTGGTAACAAACTTCCTTGTTGGCTAGGTATATCGCCTATGCCGGGACCCTGTGCGTGCCAAGTGTTAAAAGATTTTCCACTTTGCGCCGTACGTCCTGCCACTATCGCTGACAGCTCACCATACGAGATGGTAAAATGATTACCAATAGCTCTATCTCCAAGAGCTCGTCTAACATCCGATCGATAGAATTCAAAGAATTCTCGCTCCCATTGAGAAGCGCATTCAATCATCTGTTGACAACTCTGCTCTAAACTCAAATTATCATCTCGTGTCCATTGTACTGATTCATAAAGGGTATCCTTATCCATAGCTCCGGTCCATAATCCATTTAAAATACGAGGTCTCGCTCCTAAAAACTTAATCTCTTCAAATCTCTTAAAGTCAGCAGTTATCTCTTTTCCTTTCTCTGCTGCCGTGTATTCCTGTCCTATCTCTCTCATTGCATCTCTTATCCTTAAGGGATTAAAATCAAGTCCTTCAGCCACACATAACACATGGTCATCACCCAGGAAAACGCTCTTAACCTTCTCGTCATAAATTTCCAATGGAAACATCTTAGCAAAGATGTATCTAAAGTATAATTCATTAACTAAAATATTAATAGGCGTAGTCCAAAAATTGCCAGACTTATTCAGACTGACAAACCATATCAAAAGAAGCCCTACCATAGCAGGACTATCAATCTCAGCTTCAACCATGTAATCAAACACTACATCACTAGACCCTTTAATCAGGTGGTAAAGCGCACGAAGAATTTCGTACGCAAACTTTCGGAAGGTCGGGTGAAATCTTTTATCAAAACTCTTATAATCGCCATCCACAAAACACTGTCCAACTGTACTAAGATAGTTCCAAATCATATCCATATCATGGCTGTATTGATTTATCCCGATTGCAATTGGGCTCCCCCCCGCGCTATTGTTAAATGCAGCAAGAAGAGCGCCGAATTTCATTCTAAATGCTACCATATTTAACAGCCCGTTGGCGTATATCATTCTGGTTCTCACCTCCTTCACTTTCGACGTCGATATGAGCTCATCCTTCAAAAAACTAACAAATCGGTGTTTGTTCTCGCGACCCTTCTCCATGTCATCTACTCGCTGTAAGACTCTGTCCTTAAATTCTTCAGTGTATTTTAACTCACCATCCAAATCAAACCAAACAAAATCAGTTTTCCCGGGCTTTGTCCTCTCATAAACTAACGGATATCCTGGTGAACTAGCAACTTTAATTGATGCTAGTTTCCCAGGAACCCCCTTACAAGCTTCTTCAAAACTCAACTCTCGTTTACCAACGACCCAATTCAAATCTCGTGTATAATTAGCAACCATAGTCTCACTTATACTCTTTATCAATTCTTCATCAACAATTGGGTGCTCAGAACTAGCAGAATCAAGTAGTGAATTCACCACAGGATCCATACCTCTTGATCTCACATCACTTGCTCTAAGAATAGGCAAATGCTTCTTCGTAGGTTCCTCCAACTTATCATATAATAACGATGGCTTCAACTTCGATTTCCTCATCAAGGGTATCTGTTCAAAGAAAGAGATCTTTTCTACCTTAAGGATATTGGGATATCCTTCAAAATCTTCAGGCTCCAACTGACATAATGATTTTTCAATCACTCCTTCGGCTAAAAACTCTACATTCTCTTTCTCCTCAATAGAAGGACAAATCAACAAAGCTGACTCAATCATTTCTCGCGTCACAATTGTAGCCATTCCTTGTGGATCGTCTATCTTACTATCTGTCCCGGCAACATGGAAACCAATGATTTTATCATTGAGGAAACCCCCATAACAAATCAATGGTGATCCACAGTCGCCTATTTGCGTTGTCATCCGATATTTCCATATCTTCTCTAACTGTATTCTCACTGGTCCATTTCTATAGCCTCCATTAGATTGTTTGACTGCAGTGCTATATCTCATTCCTTCCGGAGTATACAGCTTCACTGGTAAATGTTCCACCAAATCAACCTCATGTTCACTAATAAATTTATTCAAAATATTCTTAAACTGAGGTGCTTGTCCACAATCAAAATAAATAAAAGCCACATCAATAGACTTATCCATTAACAACAACTCTTCATCTAAAACTGCTTCGTACATTATTCCACGATCCACAAAGGACATAGGAATCTTTCCTAACCCAGCTTCCTCAAACTCTCTCATACTATGTGCATAAGTCATCAACCATCTCTCATATAAAGGGATTGCATTAATCGTCTTAGTTCCAATATTAAGTCTTATCAATCTTAGATCCGAAGATCCTTGAGGTCTAAAACCCTTTGAAAACTTTCCACGATTGACACTCTTACCTTTACTCACTTTCCTTGGTCCTGGCGATTGAGCCGAAAATGTCAAGTCAGGCTCTTCCTTCTTCTGTAGAAATAATTTCCGCATTAGAAAAGAGCCTATCATAAAACATACTCCTAGCTTAATCCCCTCACAAAATGAACTCATTTTGCAATTGGCATTAGTATCCATAAATCCAGGGCAATGTCTAGTTAAATACACATCCAAGTTCTTAACAAACATCTCTTCAAATTCAGCACTCGTAGCCATGACTGATCCATCATTCAAACCCATATGCAGCACATTCACTCTTTTCATTAATTCCAAATTTCCATCTGTATTATGGATTTTACATAACAAAACTTCATGATTTTCTGTCGGATGTTGGTGCGTAATATTGCGCACACAACCTGGATATGAACACAAATGCCGATGTAATCGCATAGGATTAAATCCTGTATGTTCATAATCACTTACCACTTCAGCAATGTGAAATTGGTAATGTTCACTACAAAAAATTGATGGATGTTCTAGGCCTTCATGTTGATGTTTAATCAACTTCAAGCAATCCTGTTTGGCACACTTGTGATAGTGAAACAAAGTAGGATCAATTGGAACTGTCCTCTCTCCAAAAAGAAATTCCTCATACATATGGTTGTGATTTCTCACCAATCTTATGTCATCCTTAACATCCTCTTCCTCGTTCTTAATCAATCCCAACATAGTTTGATAATCAGATAATTTGGGCATCAGCCTACAATTAGTAATTGCAGTACACTGAGTACACACAAACTTCTCTAGATCACCAGTATGTTTGAACGACCTCCTACAACAGGTGTGCACATGCACATCTCTTGTTGGTCCCTGGGCTCTAAATCCCGCACTAAACAATTCAAGAATTGCTTGTGACACAGTCACTGGTTCAGAAGGTATTCTATACACATCGGACAATAAATTGTCCAATATATCTCCGGGTGTTCGTTCATCACTCATTCCTCCTCCTAAAGCATCAGCTATATTACCTGCTATCTCATTATGCGTTCGCAAGGCTATTGCTAATTGTTCACATAAAACCTTAAATGACATCCAAGGTGTTGCTTCAGCGCTATCACTGAACTCTCCGGGTAATAATCTAAATCTAGCCCAAACAAAATCACGAATTTCTTCACGATTGTATTTAGACAGATCAACATTTGCTTTACTTCCAGGTTTGGCCACATATCTCTCTGTTCTTTCACAGTCAATAACAAATTGCCTTCTTCTCTGAAAAGCCGATCTATTAACAGCTGGTGGAATATTATATGGTGTATTATTTATAGTAATAACAACGTCGGGTGACGCGGTAGTTCCCTTAATACCAGCAGTGGGATTATCCACTGAAGGCAAAGGAGGGAAAAATGCGTTAGTTGAAACTAACTCTAAATATTCCGTAGCCATTTTTGCTTTCATCTCTTGCTCAACTTCTAAAAATTCATCAATGCAAATTACTTTGTGATTGACGAATGAACTCCAAAATTCATCACTGTTTGATCTAAAGAAAATATCTGTCTCCAGATATCCTAATCCTTCTCTCACTAGCAAACTTGTCATTAAGCTCTTACCTATTCCAGGATCACCGGCTACATGCACAGCAAAAGGAAACTTACGAGATCCCTTACTATATTTCAGCTGATTTAAAACACTAGACACTGTTAGCAATCTAGTGTATGTTGACCAAATAATCATCTTCTGAGTCCTATCCGTTACCGTCTTAGCCAGGCTTGAACCTTCTCTCAACAACTCGTTAACACGATCGCTATAAAGACGGGATGCAATCACTGTAGGTATTTTACTACCAGCAACGATCGCGGCCGTTTCAGCCTTCCATCTATCTACTTCCAAAGAATCTAAATAGGCCTTAGTGGCAAATTTCTTAGCCAAGGCCAATCTCAAAGACATCGGCAAAAGAGCAAACAATGAAGATGCAGAGGTAGCCATTACGGTTCCTCCAGCCATCAAAGCTGTCAATTGGAGACATCTTTTCCTTATTCCTTCGGCATCAGACACTTTCAATCCTACCACTAAAATCATCATACTAAAGATGATTGGCATTACACCAGAATCCTCGGCAATATAATCGCCGGGTTCACCATTAGCACTAAATTTAGTGGTGTTCTTTCCACTCAAATCATAATCATCAGCATGTTCACTAAACAATGATAACAGAAAGTTTATGATACTAGTAGAAATTAAACTACCAGCAACCAAAAAAGCTATACTGATAAACATTGCACACAAACAAAACTTCTGAAGATATTCAGTTATCCGTCCATTAACTATTACATCTTCTGGAAGAAGACATCCTAAAATCCATAATGTGATCTTATGTTGAATCTTATTAAAGATTGAATCAATCTTACCTGAGACTAATGCAAAGAGTCCTCCTATTACAGCAAAACACTTTGTCACTATATCAACAATGACCTCACTAGCATAAGTTCCATAGTTTTTCGTTTTCTTATAAGCACCAGCTATAAGCTCCTTAAAATACGTTACGTATCCTTTGGTTGGTACTTCTCCATCATCACCTTCAGCAACAAAATCTCTATCTTCACCAAATATTACATCCAATGAAGGTCCTTCCGCAACGAAGTCGCGTACTTGTTCCTTAAATCCATAATCACCATTTTCACCACAAATCTTCCTGACATCGTAGAGATTTCGAAAGAAATTTTCATTTCCTTCCAACCTACAGATATGCCAATCATACATTCGTTTAGTTAAAATGACGTAAGGATTACTCCTAATATCTAAAACGAGTTTACTCTTTTCACTCTTGTCCATTACTTTTGAAAAGTTTAAACTCATCGCCGAACCAGAAATAATCCTCTTGGCATTTCTCACAAAACCAGGCGAAGCCTTGTTCATTCCCATACCAGAAAATCTATAGTCAGGCAAAGAGAAAATCTTACATTCGCTCTTATGCACTCCATCAGGGCAAGTTCTCATATGCTCGTCCGTAGGACGACATGAATGGTCATTAATCCAATTAGCCTCCCTAAGAGGTACATCTACTACATGATGATGCGTTTCAAAATAAGTGGCAATACGATTTCCAAGTATTAAGCACGCTATGCACTTAGTAACTTTGGAGTGTAAGCCATCTAAAATTTCGACACATTGATCGATGAATAACGAAGTTATACACCTTGGTTCCTTAACGGCTTTAATAGAAATATCCTGTTCCCATAGGGCTTTAGTATATTTCATTCCATTTTCTTCCTCACGAGGACAAGATATACACTCGCATATCTTATTCTCTAAGGGTGTTCGTCCAATAGTAACGTCTAAACCCAAATTACTCGCGTTTATTCGTAACAACTTATCCATAGTTGCCTCAGAGATCATAAATCTCTTGATTTTGTGAACATTCTCACTATTCGGAGGCAAATTTCCGATCTTAATCTGTTCAAATCCTTCTGCAACATCGTCCATTACGGAAGATGTAGCAGAAACAGTTGTAGCGGAGCTAAAACTGTCGCCAGAATCGTTCTTCAATATATCATCGCCTATTACAGGTGGATAACAATTGAAATCATTTGAAACATCAGTCGTTACGACTGAGATTTCATCCAAGGCACGTTGATTCAAGAGCATCAAACTTAGAATTCGCTCTTGTTGTTTTTCCAAATTTAGCAAAAGTTGATTAGTATTAACTATAGCTTTTGCAAATTGTGTTGCATGATCCTGAGAAGTTTCCTTACCATAAACAGTAAGTAGCTTCTGACGTTGTTCTTTCAAAATTTGAATCGAAGATTCAATTTTGTGCAACCCATAATCATCTCGCTTAGGACTTGTTTCTCCACTTGGGATCCCCGGGGCGTCCTC